CCTGTATCACGTGGGTTCTGTTCGAACTCTACGAAGATGCGTCCGTTGCGGAAGCGGTCATACTTTACTTCGAATGTTCCAGAGCTGAGTTGTGCTAGGAACTGTGTTACAAGTTCTTCGCCTTCATGACCGAACTGTAAGTCTTTTGTGAAGTCAAACTGTTTGATGTCATGCGATGGTTCGTACCCTTCGGTACGCTCGACACTTGTCATCTGTCGCTCAACCCTTTCCAGATAACTAACAACAATGGGCTAACCAAAATTGCAAGAATCAAAACTGTTGCTGTGTTGTCATTCATTAGTAGCCTGCAACAAGTTTGTTAGTCGATTACATTCCAATCGCAAGTTGCCTATCTCTTGGTATGCATCGTTCAGTAACGTGTTGAGTTCGCCCGCCTCTGTGTTAGAAGCAAAGACAGCGAGCCTTGAACGTACCGACATGAGCGAAGGTATGGTGTTTAGAAAATCTTGTGCGTTACTCATCAGTATCCTGCCTGTTTCAATATTTTCATTAGGTCATCTAAACGCAACAGCGCATACTGGTCAGCAGGATTACCGTAGTTGCGACGCTTCGCCACCACAATCCCAATCTCTGCACCAGCGTTCTTCCGTTCGTTCTCAGCTTCATGCAACCACCCAGAAAAGTTGAGTGTCTTATGGTTCTTACATTCCCACACGAGACGAGGGTCAGTACCTGCGATGTCACCCTTATCCAATGTGCCTTGCAATGTGCGACGCTCAACAAAAGGATAAAAGTTTTTCAGATAATTGACAATGAATGTCTCGAAGTTAGTTCCCTTGGCTCGTTCCTTCGACACGCTGTACCTCCTCATCCAGTAGCAAACGGAACAGTGCGCTACGCGACCATCCCCGTTTCTTACATATCGTTTCGACCCATGACAGTTGATGTGCGGTCAAGCGCATTGACACCATCTTGGTTGACGGTGCTGAACCTGTTGGGTCTACTGTGCGTTTCGCTGCCATCAGTTGCCACCCTCGTTCTTCATGATGGTGAAAGCGTCACGCAATACAGGTAGCTGTGACTGCATGATTATCCCATCCCAGTTCAGCTTCGCTTTTGATGCAACGATAGCTGGGTCTAAACCAATCTTGTCGCAAGCATCAACGAACTGTTTCACTTGTTGCTGTGTCAACGCTTTGTCTTCGTTCGTTGCTGGTTCTTCAACAGGTTTCGCTACTGCTCTGCTACCTACCTGTGCTTTAGCTACTGGCTCGTTGCTCTCCCATTCCTGCTTCGACCATAGTGATAGCGAAATACCGAAACGCATTGCGGCGTTACGCAAGAAGTCGCCGATAAGTTCCTTGTCACATTCAGCTTTGTCGTGCTTGACTGAGCCAACACCGATGATGTCTTTGCCGTGGACGGTGAGGATTCCCCACATCACAGCCATGCCATTCACTACATGAATTGCTGGTCGTCCTTCGTTCCAACCACATGGTTGCCATGACCACAATGGGTCGACCTCGATAAGAATTTTGGTGATTTCCGCATGCCCGACAAAATCGAGGGAACCGCCACCGCGAGGTAGCTTGCCTACGATTGACTTGTCAGGTACACCATGCTTGTTAAGTACATCGAGTAGTGCTGCTTTGATTTCTTGCTCTTCCATTACCGTTCTCCCTTCAAGAGAAGTGTTCGTGTTGTTGTTGGCTTACTATATTTTGCTGCAATTTCTGGTTCTAAAGCTTTGAGACGTTTGATGTCTAACGATTCCCATGTGCGTCCCTTCCATGTTGCAATGATGGTTCCATCCACCGTAGCAACTTCGTTCGGTCCAATCAAATCACACAGTTCAGCTTTCAGTTTGTCTTCAAGTTCTGCTAGTGACTTGGCTTCCGACTTGACATGCTTGAGTTGTGCTACCAGTTCCTTGGCGGTGACTGGCAGTTCAATGGCGGTGTGTTCTACCTTTTGGTAGCGGCTGGTGATGGTTTCGTATGACCAGTTCACACCCTCTGGTGTCATGTCCATGTCGATAGCTGACAACCATTTGGCTACAGCGTCACAGTGTTCTTGCTTCTCATCATCGCTGATGCGTTGCTCATAGATGTAGAGGCTCATCGTGTTATCAAACACACCCCATGTAACAAGGTTGACATCAGCACAGATGGCTTGCTGGATTCCTTGGATGCGCCAGTAGTCAGGTAGTTCACCTTCCCATGGGCGTGATGAGGTTTTGATTTCAAGAATCTTTCGCTCGTCACCGTTCTCGTAGAAGCCGTCGAGTGTGGCAATCATTCGCGCACCGTTGTCTGTTTCTGCAACAAACATTTCCTCTGGTGTGGTGAACTGTATTCCTGTTTTGTCGATAGCCCATTTGATACAGAGCGGTTCAAGGTCGTTGCCGCGGGTCATTGCCCATGTTGGTTCGATAGGTGCAGGGGGTATGTCACCTAACAATTCGGCAGCGTACTTGTCTGCTGGCACAAATGGGTGTAGCCCGTAGATGGCAGCTACTGCTGATGCTGAAACACGTTTGCGTTTCTGTGCATCCCAGAAGCGGTCACTTAACCAGTCTTGTCCACCGTGTTCGTTTTTAGTTATGCGGTATCTGTTGATTTGCATGTTGTCCCTTCTTGTTGTTTCCCTTACTGTCTACCTTATCCGACAGTAATACCGTATGTCAAGTATCTTTTGGGAAAACTTTCATGGTCTTCACCATCGCAACAGGAACACAAAGCACACCGTCAACATCGTCGCTATCTGTTTTGGATTGGTAGATGGTGATGTGGTCTGGCTTGCCACCCTCGTCAGCGGTTAGTAGGAAGCCACAGCTGTTCACTATGCATGGGTCTTGGTCGATGCCATCGAGTGGTGTCCATGTTTCTGTGGCAGCATGCGCGTCCATCCATGTGACGATTACTACTGGGTGGGTTAGCCCTTCTGCCATGTCAAGAGTTTACTGTCTCCCGCGGGCGCGAGGATGCAATAAGGAGGCGGTCTAGTTCGTTTAAAGCTTGGAAGAATTCTTCTTCTTCTGGGCGGGAAACCCTTGCGGTTACTAGGTATTTGCGGATTGTCTCTAGTGTTTGGCGAGTCATAGGACCGACCAAGATACCAGCCCCAGGAATTGTCTTGCGATTACTTTGGGTGGTTTTTTACGTGGTCACTCAATTGGTCAGACACTTTGTCAATCTTGTACTCAACAGAACCCTGCTTCTTGTACACCATCTTCAACATCCCCATAACTATCTCGTGGTCTTTGGTGTTTTCTTTTTTTAGTTTCTGTATTAAGACAGTTAGCACACCAAAAAAACCAGCAATAACAGCAGCCCAAATAGTGGACCAACCAGCGTCCACATCAGGCTACTTTGCTCGCGAGATAATCAAGAACACGTTGCGGTTTTGCATCACCACAAACGTAACGCAAATGCCATGGTTCACTTGGTACTACTTCCCATGAGAAACCAAACGACACAGCGTTAGCTTTCAACCATGCAAGACGCTTCGGTTCGCTAGCGTTAGCAATGTCGATAGCAATACCAAGGTTATGCTTCGAGGTGCCAGGGGCTGCCATCGGTGCATTGCCCTTCTTCAGATACCACGCTTTGCCCTGATAGATACGAGGCTTCTGACCTGCGATTACATCTGTGGTGTATCGCTGGAAGAATCCGTATTCTTGTACCGCAAGAGTGCGATACGTGTCCGCTGGGCTTGTCGGACTAAGGTCAATTCCTTCAGCGTTTGCTGCCGCATCCATTGCTTCGTATGCGTCTGCCGCGCAATGGTGCAACATTCCTTTGCCTTCAATCTTGCGAAGAAGTTTCGGAGCGAGTTCACCAGGCTTCGCGTTCTTAAGACACGAACAGAGTTTGACATCAATGATAGGTAGGTCGTTGCCTGCCTTTTTCTTCAACGCCATTACTCGGCAACTTCAGGCTTAGCCTTAACCGCACCAGTGAACGCAAGTTCGATTTCTTCTTTGGTGAGTGAACCGTCAACGCTGAAGCGCAGAAGCTTCTCGATTACCTGGGCGCAAGCCATGATGCCAGCAAGTGCTGCCGACTTCCATAGGTCTACACCAATCAAAGCACCACCAGCAACAGCCGCCAATGCGGATGAGCCGAACAATGCGAAGATGCGGAAGATAATGTTTTGAAGCTTTGCCATGTTCAATCTTTCTTAGATAGGGTTAGTGAAGAGTGTACCAAAACAACAACGCCTGTAATAAGGGTTGCCTGTCTTAAGGTAGGACCAGAGAGGGTAATCAGGACCATGCCTGTGCCTGCCCATGTCCATGCGTTATCTGCTAGGTAGTCCAAGAGCTTTCTCATTAGCGTCTAATTCTAGTACCTGCGGCGGCGAGGGTTATCCCTGCTGTGACCGCAATCAGGGTGCGGCGTTCACCGACTGGAATGGTCGAGCCTGTCGGAACATAAGTGTCTAAGCCTTCACCAAAGATGTCGATGGTGTCCTCAAATTCTTCACGGATTTCGGTGGGTGCGTCTTGTACCGCTGCGATGAGTTCTTCGGTTTGTGTGTCGGTGAGTGCGCCAACGTCTAGGGCTTCAAAGATTTGTGCTGCTTGTTCGGTGCTGATAACAGCGAGTACTTCGGGGCTGGATGCGAGGGCTGTGGCTTGTTCTTCGGTTGGTTCCTCAGCAAGCAACGATTCCACGACCTGTTCAACCTGTTCTGGGCTGAGTTCGGCTAGGGCTTCCACAAGGGCTTCTGTGGTTTCTGCCTCTGCTATTAGCGTATCCACTTCTTCGTCGCTTAGAGGGGCTTCTAGAGGGGTCTCAGGGGCTTCTGGCAGGGTTGTGTCCACGACTGGTTCTTCTGTAGTATCAGGGGATGGCTCATCTGTCGTGGTTGTTTCTTCGGGAAGCGTCGTTTCTGGCATGGCTTCCTCTACTGGTATCTCTGTGGTGTCTGTCTCGTCTGGTTCAGGCTCTACAGGAACGGAAGTATCAACGGGTTCTGGCTCAACTATTTGAGGCTGTGTAACAGGTGTCGGAACTGCTGGTGCTTGTGTCGTGGTCGTCGTTGATTCTGTTGTTGTTGTTTGGGGTACGGAAGAAGTACTAGTTGAGTTCTCCACAGAAGTCGTTGTTTCGGGAACCGTTGTTGACGTTGAGGTTTCTTGAACTGTCGTAGTAGTCGGGTTGGTGACAGGGACAGTCGTT